AAAAGCTTAATCATCGAGGCATTACAACAGATGGATGACCCTAAGTATAAATACACAAAAGCACTTGGCAGAATATTAAATGAATCATGGGATGCTGATGATGCAGATATAGTAGTACAGACTGCTTGCTTTGGTGAGGTAGTGTATGGATAAAGAGTATTATGAAAGCTTTGAATGGTTTTGGGATAAAGAAACAGATAAGAAAGGAAAAATGATGAATAACGACTACTTATATCATTGCAGTAGTTGTGAAAAACCTGATAAAGAAAACGTAAGAGTTAGTCCAATACAGTATCATAATTGGGCAAGAACAGATGCTTATGGAATATATACAGGTTTGTATTGTGATAAATGTTATGATGACCCGAATAAATACACATACAGAAAAGATGAATACTACGACCCTGCCTACGCAGGAGAAAGGATGGAGCCAGATGAGTAGAGATAACTATGATTTAAGAGACCTAGTGTCAGATGCCTGTGATTCATTTGATGAAGAATGGGAAGAGATAAAGAAAGGACACTATGATAGTGATGAGGTGATGCACGAGATAGCTGATAATGCAGTACCTATATACTATTATGATATTGGTCAATATGCAGCACATAATAGTTGGTTGATGACAGTAAAGCCTGACATACATACTGATGGTAGTGCACACGACCAAATACAAGCAAACATATATTGTGCTGTATATGATGGACTTGTAGAACACATGGCAGAAAAGGAGAAAGAAGATGAGTAGACTAAACATAAAAACAGCAACACTAGATGAACTAGAAAATGAATGTGCAGAACTCGTAGGCACACAATTCGGACATAATATGATTGGAATAATTTGTAGAGTTGTAAAAGATAGGTTTGGCGAGGAAGAAGCAGATAGATTATTTAAAACATATCAAGGATAAAGGAGAGTAATATGGAAAAAACAAACATAATAACAATAGAAAAAAACATACCAATTCCAGAGATAAGAATAACTGGTTCTTATAGGTATCTATTTCTTAACAACATGGAAGTAGGAGATAGTTTCGTGATAAATGGCAATACTCCAGATTTTACACCCAAAGGAGTAAGGCAATATCTTTATTCAGAGCATTGCAAAAAACATGGAAAAAGATATACTGTTAGAACACTATCAGGACACTACAACAAACCAACAGCAATAAGAGCATGGAGGGTTAAATAATGGGAATGGATGTATATGGGAAAAACCCACAACAAAACGCAGACATTAATAAGTTTAAGGTGTATGCAAAGTACAGCAAGATGGAGTTTGATGAGAAGTGGAAACATCTTGATGAAGATAGAACAAAGAGAGAGCAATATTGGAAAGAGGAAGACCAATATCAACGAGCAAATCCAGGTGTATATTTCAGAAATAATGTGTGGTGGTGGAGACCGCTATGGAATTACTGTAGATACGTTGCACCTGAATTAATCAATGATGAGCTTTGGAGTGATGGGCATCACAATTCAGGCGATGGTCTTGACGATAAAGAAGCAAAAGAACTTGGAATTCTCTTGATTAAATCATTTGAGAATGGTAAATTTGAAGAGTTTGAGAGGCTAAACATAGAACGTAACGATACAGACGAAGAAGGAATACCCGAATATCCATTTGATAGAGATAATGTGATGGAGTTTGCTGACTTCTGTTTGCAAAGTGGAGGGTTCGAGATATGCTGATATTTACAGATAAAATGAAAGAAGACATAGCTAAACAAAGAGAGCAAGACATTGTTGTTTGCGATGCCTGTGGCTCAGATAAAGTAGTAGAAAAAATGTGGGTAGAAACTAACAGCTATATGTACATTGATGGAGAAACATACTATAAAACAGATGGATGTATGGATGATACTATGTTTTGGTGTAATAGTTGTTACGAAGAAACCACAGCTATACGAAAAGAAGATTACAAGGAGGAAGAATGAAGATAAAGTTTAATACACCTTATTCAGTTGTAAAAATGCTAGACGTAAATGATTGGTGTGCTTTTAACGAAGAGTTTAATGTTCAGTACGATGAGATAGATGGTAAGAAACGAATAATAATAACGAGGTATGAAGATGAAAATAAATAGTTATCAACAAGACTTTCTTGAACAGATAGGTAGAGAATTAGGTTATACAGAAGATGATATGCCTGAATTCAAAGATATAGAAATAGTTAGAACTTATCATATTCCTGTATGGGAGTATAATGGGTTGACTAAGAAAGAATATTATAGTTAATTAATTGGGAGTGGAGAGCTGTAAGCGTGAGCCCAGCCGAAGGCGTTCTTGTTTATACGCAGACATAGCGTGTCCTTTATTATTTCGTCTTTATTTGACACTCCCACAGATTTATATAACACAAAACGAAAGGAGACATAATATGTCTAAATTAGCGAATGACTTTACTGATTTTTTAAGTAAAGTTGAACAAATGGAAAAAGATAATGAGAAACTAAACGAAGATATTCAGAAGCTTGAAAAGGAAAAAGCTGAAGGATGGAGAAAGTTCAACACAGATACACACATCTTAATGGACAGAGAAGAGTTGAATAATCTTGTTGATAGGATAGATGATATAGACTACAACATAAGCGACATAGAAACCTATGCAGAAGATACATATAGTGCAGCAGAGAGTGCAAGTAACTATGCTTATGATGCAAAAAGAGAGGTTAGCAGATTAAAGACAGACCTTAGAGAAATGATTTCGCCTGCTAAGGAAGAAGAGGTAGCTGAGTAATGGAAGTTTTCTTATTTGTAGTAGCAATCATAGTTGCAACTTTTGTAGTTGACAAAATAAACGGAATATAAAACAGAGGAGAACAATGAAAGAAAACAACAAACACATAACAATACTTTATACATTGGTTGTTATGCTGACAATGTGGTGTACTTGGAGCAGTTCAAATATAGGTGGCTTTAATTCAACAGTCACTCAATATAGAACAGAAGTGCATACATTTCAAAGACAAGTAGCGAGTCTCATTGATATTGCTAATTCAATAGAGCAACAAGACACTAACGTGATAGTGAATGAGACTATGGAGGAAACAAAAGGTGCTATTGATGAAGTGAAAACTGAATCAGTAGAGTAATGAGACAATAATATTGGAGAGCCAATAACTACCCTTATAAGCCCCGAGAAGACACTTAGCGGGTTTCCTGCGATAACGAAGGCAAAGGAACATGTGAGGCTCTTCAGTATTTAAAAACAGAAAGGAAATAAATGAGTATAATCAAAGAAATGTTAAATATAATTGAATCGGACAAAGGAGATAGCATTTATTTGCGTGAAATTGCACTTTTAATGGAAGAAAATGATTTACTAAGGGTAGAGATAGACGAACTAAAAAAAGAGCTAATACATCGTGATAAAATGGAGAAAGTATTATTGCGAAATCAAAATGCTGATAGGAAAAACAATGAATAAAAGAGAAGATATATTAGCAGAGATAAATATGATAAAAATTCTTGTATGGCAACTGTGGGAAGAATCACATGGTAAGATACAGAACAAAGAGTGGGATTCATTGAAAGATGAAGTAGTTAAAGAAATGAGAAAATAATATAATATTTAAAATATATATTGATATATATGAAAATGTATTTTATATTATATAGTATACAAGGAGATTACAAAATGAGTAACGAGACTACAGTAACGCAGGTAAAAAATATTGATAAACTTATCTGGCGTTCATTCAGAGCAAAGTCAATTATGAATGGCTTTGATTCTACAAACGAGTGTTTAAATAAACTAATAGAGCTGTTTGCAAAGGATGAGATTGATGCTGTCAAAGAATAGTCCAATAGATATAGAGGCTATTTACGAGCAATACATCGATGAAAAACAAGAAGAAAACAGAGCTAAAAGATATGAGGGTAACGAGCATTGGTATCACGCAAGTGGTGCAGGTTCATGTTCAAGGAAATTATATTTTGAATCAGTAGAAAAAATAGAGCCAACCAACCCATTAGATAGTAGAACAAAAAGACTATTAAAATTAGGCAATATTGTGCATGATGATATTCAAAGTTCTCTTACGCACGCACACTATAATAAAGTACTTAATAATAAAGTACTTAATACTGAAAAAGAAATTAATAATAAAGAAAAAGATATAGATTTTCATGTTGAAGGAGAACTTACGATACCTGAATTAAACGTAAGAGGATTCTATGATATTATTGTAGATGACAAAACAGAAGATAGAAAAGTTTATTTGTATGACATTAAGACTTGTGGTGGTTATGCTTGGAAGATGAAATTTGGTAGAAATAAAAAACTAGACCCTTCCACACATTACGAACTACAACTTGGTACATATGGATATGCAGCGAAAGAAAAGTTCGGACAACTAGATGGTATGTATCTGTATTATTACAACAAAGATACATCTGCTATGAGATGCGTAGAAGTTCCATTAACATTCGTATCTAGGGCATATCTATTTTGGAGGAACTTAAACGATGAACATAAAATGGGATTACCTGAGTTTAGAGTAGGCATATCACCTGTCCAAAAGTGGCAGTGTAATTATTGTCAATTCAAAGACCATTGTAATCCTCCAATATAAAGGAGGTAATTTGAATATACTAAACGAGGATATATCAATACTTGAATTATCTGTGAGAGGTCATAATGTTTTACTAAGCGGTAATATTAAAACTGTAGGTCAATTAGTTGAAAAAACAGAATGGGAAATTGGTCAGTATAAAAATGTAGGAAAGAAAAACTTAACTGAATATAAAGAGAAGTTATTAAAATACAATTTATTTTTAAAAAACGATAACAAAAACAAGGAGAGTAAAATGAGCAACACAAAACAAAGCACATTCATGAAACTCTTCAAGACAGATGTAAGCGAATATGTCAAAAAGAAAGGCAACTTTAATTATCTGTCTTGGGCTTATGCAGTTCAAGAGCTTAAAAGAGCTTGTCCAACTGCAAGATGGGGAGTAACAAAAGCGGAGGATGGTTCTCCATTCTTCCAAACAGCTTGTGGATATTTTGTAGAAGTATGGGTAGATGTTGATGGAGTTTCTTTATCACAGATACATCCCGTATTAGACCATAGGAATAATGCAATAGAAAACCCTACTTCTTTTCAAATCAACACAAGCTTACAAAGAGCTTTAGCTAAATGTATAGCATTGCATGGTTTAGGTTTATATATATTTGCAGGAGAAGATTTACCTGAGCCTGATGCACTTACACCTGCTGAAGAAAAAGAACTCTATGGATTAGCAAAACCTTTAGGCAAGAAATTCGTAGATGACTTAAAATCAAAAGTTGCTAGTATGGATTTAAATGCTAACAACTATGATATATGCCTTGAAAAGATAAACAACATGATAAAGGAGAAAAAATAATGGCAGAAGTAAACGATATGTTTGACGACATAACAAAAGAACAGAGCATTGTAAATCCTAATGCTAAAAAGAAACAATGGACACCTTTAGCTACAGGAGAATACTATGGTCACATAGTTGATGTTCAAACCAAAATACTTGATGTTAAAGGCGGTAAGTATAAAGCAAGACTTTATTCATATACTGTAGAAGCATCAGAAGAAAACAAAGACAAAGACTTCATGTATATAGACAACATGGGAGATAAGAGGCCAACCAAAGGAGGTGATTACGTTGGTAAAAAATTCAAAGGTAATCTTTGGAAGTTTTTAGAACCAGGGAAAGATGATAATTTTGAGTCTAATGCTGATGGCAATGCAGGGTTTTTAAGATTTTGCGATACTATTGGTAAAGATTGTCCCGTGGAGTCAAGGAATATAGATGGCGAGGATATTGAGGTTAAATTATTGCCTAGCCTATCAGCCGAAGATTTTCTTGGTCAACCTGTAATTGCTTTCGTTGATAAAGGAAGAGCATATACAGATAAGAATGGGAAACAAAGACAATACTACGATTGTAAGTTTTGCAAAAAATGGGATGGAGGTAAGAAGAAAGATATATCTTCAGGAGGTAATAATGAGATACCATTCTAGGACAAAGATAAGACCAATGAAAAGTATACTTATAAATGTCTTACATAAAATGGGAGTTAGACCAAGCAAATTAGTAAAAATGTTTGGAGTATCAAGAGCTACTATTTACAGGCATTTAAGGAAGTAACAATGATTCTAGTGGGCATGCAAGAGCAAAGTAAGCATAGTAAAATAAGTCGAAGCTGTCGGACTTGTATGCCCATTACGAAGAAAGGTAATTATGGACAAAAAATATAAAACGCTAGAAGGTGTAATAGCGAACATGAGGTCTTCAAATGTAGATTTTATACAGCAATATCAAAATGCTTTAAGTCAAAATATGTGTGATTATTTTATAAATAAATTTGAAAATCTTGATAAAAAAGGTCTTACTAATGAAGGGAGAGTACAGACATTAATAGATGGAAAAGTCGAGAACTTTATAAACTCAGAAGCTAAATCGAGCAAAGATATTTATCTTAGTTCGACAGATGAAGAAAACAAATTTAATATGAGAAGCAATAAAAAAGACAAAGAAATGTTTGATGGACTTGCATCAATAATTAACAGACATATTTATTTGTATTCTCTTCATGTAGGCATAGAAAGACCTGAATATATGGGAGTTAATAAAAGTAATTTTCATACTTATTTTAAGAGTAAAAATGACTGTCCAAAAATACATTCAAATATATCAGTAGATAGCATATGTTTAAGGAAATATGAAAAAAATAAAGGAGGTTATTATTATCCTCATTATGATAATAAGTCAAGTTTTTATAGAATTATGGCAATTATTATTTATTTAAATGATATTCAGTATGGAGGAGAAACTGAGTTCCCTGCTTTAAATAAAATGATTATCCCTAAAAGAGGAAACTTGGTTATTTTTCCTTCAGTTTTTACTCACTGGCATTATGGAAGAAAATCAAATATAGACAAATATGTACTTGTGAGTCATGTAAGCAAGTACCCATCTAAAACCGAAGAAAAGGAGAAAGAATAATGGGAAGAGCAATAGACATGGAGAAAGATATTGATATGCTTAAAATGAAAGTTGAAAAACTTGAAAATATAGTAAGAGGCATGAGCCATACTATGTCAAAAACAGAGCATATTGATATTATAGAAGAAACTAAAAAGGAGATAGCTGATGGCAAAGAAAAAGCCAACAATGAAGGAAATGGTAAAAGTAGTGTCAAACCTAATAAACGAAAAACAAATACTACTACAAAGACTAGCAAATCTTGAATTTCTAGTTGATTGCTATTTTGAATTTAAAGATGAAAAAGGAGATGTACAGAAATATGTCAAAGACCGCATTGACAAAATTAATAAAGACAGAGCTAGCAATAGTTCAAGTGACAACAGATAATAAAAAGTTTTTAGACGTAGGGGAAGCTTTATTACATGAAGTTGTGCTTGAGGAAAAAAGAAACAAACATAGGAGTTGGGAAAACATGAAACAAGAACTAGTAAACATAATACTAGAAGTTTTAAAGAAAAATAGATGGGGTATCTACTTTCAAAACGAACCAATGCAATCATTGCCTGTTAAAGATTCAGTATCAACTTTATATAAAGTTAATGAAGTTAATATAGATGAATTTGAAGAGGCTGTGAAAATGCAATTTGACAAAGAATCAGAAAGGAAGAATGAATGTCAAGAAAATCAGGCCAAAGACTCAGCGACAGACAACGAATTATCGAATGGTACAGAGAAGATGTCCAACGATATAAGTTGATGATTGGAAAGGAAACCGAATACGGAACAATAGTAACAGAAAGACTTATAAATAATATAGAAAATAGAATACAAGAGCTTGAGATTAAGGAGAAGCTAGATGATATTGAGAGGGAATTGTCTTGAAAAAGTAGACGAAATAACTCCTTTAAGTATTCAAACAGTAGTAACATCTCCACCATATTGGGGATTGAGAGATTATGATAATGATGGTCAGTTAGGACAAGAATCATCACCAGAAAAATTTGTCTTTAATTTAACAAAATTATTTAGTAAAATTAGACCTGTTTTAAAAGACGATGGAACTGTTTGGGTTAATATAGGAGATACATTTTTTGGAGCTAAAGGTGGGCATTGCAATAGCGATAATAGTATTACTAATAATGATACTGGCTCTGAGTATAGGCAGAAAAGAAAAGCACCGCCAAAACACACATACCTTAAAGATGGAGACTTGTCAGGAGTGCCATGGATGTTCGCAAGAGAGATGCAAAAAGATGGATGGTATCTCAAGCAAGACATAATATGGCACAAACCAAATCCAATGCCAGAAGCCGTCAATAATAGATGTGTTAAATCACATGAATACATATTCCTTTTTACAAAAAAGAAGCAGTATTACTTTAATGCGGAGGCTATAAGCACTCCAAAGCAAGATGGAAGTGGATATGTAAGAAAAGGTAGCGTATGGACTTTTAATACAGCTAGCCTTAGCGAAGCACACTTTGCGGTGTTTCCTGAAGACTTACCAGCCTATTGTATTAAGGCGGGAAGTAAAGAAGGAGATATAGTATTAGACCCTTTTATGGGTTCAGGCACTACTGCACTTGTTGCTCAAAAACTAGGAAGAAGATGGATTGGTATAGAACTAAATCCCGAATACATTGAAATAATAAAGCGAAGAACGGCTCAAACAGAGTTGTTTTAAGGAGAATAATGGAAATATTACCCTTTGACATAGAAGTCGAGGATTCTGTTCTAGGCTCTGTTATTCTATACGAAGAAGAATATGATAATGTAGTAAAGTATTTTACTGCTAAAAATGTTTTCTATCAAAAGAAAGCATATCTTCTTTGGAGAAGAATTACACAAATGAGAAAGAACAAAGAACTCGTAGATACAATGACGATTTGCACGTCAATAACAAGCGAAGATGCAACTAAAGGATTAACTAAATATTACGTAACTCAATGCACAGGCAATGCAGGTGCA